ACTTGGGGTGGGAGTGACACTGGATTTCAATATTCATCGGGGCATCGCAGGGGCAACACCTGCGGAGACACCTGTTCTTACGATCCAATTAGCTGCGGGACAAACAACAAAAACGATTACTACAATGTCTGCGGTATATAACCAAGGAGATACGATGGCGTGCACTCTCGTAACAACGGGCAATCCTGGAACAGGAACATTCGTGGGCATCGTTGGGACGTATTAATACCTTCTAGAAACACAATGGTCAAAGTAGCCTATACCGTGGGGAGGTTTCAGCCTCCTACAATCGGACATCAAAAACTTATCAATGCCGTACTCTCTGCTGCCGGACCTGGCGGAAAAGCGTATGTCTTCGTATCCTCTACCCAAGGAACGGGCAAGGAGAAACTGAAAAATCCACTGACATCGGCCCAGAAGATACCGATCCTTACGCATATGTTTCCGTCCGGTGTAGAGTTTGTGGACACGCAAGTCTGTAAGGACGAAGGGCATCCGTGCGGCGGAGCCCTCGCAGCATTCTACTATCTGACCGAACAGAAGGGCATCGCACCCGAAGACATCACCCTCGTCGTTGGGGATGATCACGAGAAGAACTTTGGCGCAAAGGCAGATATCTGGAAGCGGCGTGAAGAGAAGGACAGATTTGGTCCGGGTGGAGTCAGTCCGACCGAGGCCAACTTTCTGTATGTGAAGAGCGACAAACGCAACCCGAATCCGGAAATCAAGGATGCTGACAATATGTCCGGCACAAAGGCACGCCAGTATGTCAAGCTAAATCGGTTGGACGATTTCTATGCTGCGATCGGATATGGACCGACAGAAGAGAAAGGTGCTGCGAAGAGTGTGTATGATACGATCAAGCGGGTTGTAGGAGGAAGTCGGACCAAGGGCGGTGTTGACACATCAGAGGTTATGTTTAGCGCGGACGCCGAATTCAGTTACGCAAAGAAGACTATACGTCGCAAGAGGCGGTCTCATAAGAAGACTAGGCGGAGCAAGGCATCAAGCAAAGCTTAATGTCACCCAGGTTCGCAATCACATACCGAATCATCAAAAACCAATCGTTCTTCATATGGATCTCAAGATTGTTCGACAGATTACTACACTTGGTGAAGAGCACGAGATGTGGCAGACTAAATGTCCCCGATACAATCTCTTCCGACTCCTTTTTCGTTATACTCAACTCCGACGCACTGTCACCCATCGTGACCGTCTGAGATGCGAACGGGCCCTTACAGGTAAATGTAAGGGTATTGCCAACATTCTTGATATCGACTGTCTTGGCCGCCAGCAGTGTCATGTCGCGACACGTCTTCTGGAAGTCCAGCGAAGGCATAGTGATGCGAGTGGCAAACTCTGTCTCGGGCATCGTCATGTCCGAATCATCGCGATCCAACAGGTTGAGCTTGTACCGAATGCGACGCTTCTTCTCACCGTTCTCCAGAGTGATCGTCAGATGATTGCTCTCTGACTTGGAGACACTGAACGTGATCGTGTCATCGTTCGTCACAGTCTTGACCACCCTGTAAAAGTGATCCGTATTCAGACCGACATCCAAACGCGGCGCCGAGTGGTTATACTCGTAATGCTCAAACTTGTTCGCATGAAGCCGCATGTGAGTCAGAACCGTTCGGGTATTGTCCATCGCGATCATGCGGATGCCATCCTTGTCAAACACAAGTGACATCTCCACGAGCATGGATTTCAGTCCCTCGGCCAATGTCCTAATGGGCGCGGTTTGAACGGTTTTTGCGATTACGAGATCGTCGGACATTTTGTTTACCCCCGCGGCGAGTCCTTAACTTCTTTTTCCGCAATCCACCCCGTGGGTAGATCCGTAGCACACACTCGTTTACTCGCTGATAGGTCGCAGTATCTCCTCCCTTGTCTGGATGATTCGTCTTAGACCATTTGAGAAAATCCCTCCGGCTCTTGATCTCGAGACCCTCTAGGACATTCTTACACTCATCATCTCGCATCTCCTTCTCGTCGGTCTGTTCAGGTCGGGCTTCAGCCTCGGGTTCTGCCTCCTCTGTTTCCGGCTGTGGCATTGGGGAAGGTTCAGGGATAGCCTCGGGCTCAGGGACTGGTGTAGTCTCCTGCTCCTTCTTGAGATCCTCCTTCATAGTCTCGGCGGCTTGCTGTTTAGCATCCGAGCTGGATGCGGCATCCTTCTTCACCTCCTCGGGTGCCTTGCGCAGAGCCTCCTGGATGACTTCGCGCACTTCGTCGGGAGTCTTGCCCGTCGTCCTGGTAAGTTCCAATACCACCTCATTGAGAGTTCCACGGCGAGACAGCATACTGGAGGTCTTTGCGATGAACGCCTTAATAGCCGTGTCTGTCTCAGGGGACTTTGGTAGCTGTTCGCCGACAAGTTCAAACGCCTTGATAAGATGTGCTCGCGATGCGCTACGAAAAGCGTATTCGTCCACCTGGACTGATTTGAGCTGGCCCTCCTTGGACGCCTTCTCTTTCTTGAGTTGCTCAATCGCATTCTTCAATGTTTCAACTTCCGTCTTGAGTTGTTCCTTCTCAGACGTCTCGGTTCGGAGACTCTCCTTGATGGTATTGAGCTCGTCCACACTTCCTTTGATGGAAGAAACTTCTGCGGCAACCTTCTCATCAATCATTTTCTGCTGGTCCTTGTTCATGATATTTGCGCCGTATCCCGAAATGCCCGTGACGGCAGAGAGGACGCCGAGTGCGATTGTTCCCGGTTCAAATCCGCCCTTCTTACTTATACGACGTCGGCCCACCATTGCTTCTATCTAGATAAACGATTTGCGGACATGTACGGATAGAACACCAGAGAAAGCAAAACGAGTAAGACTGCAATGTCAAATATCACAACGACCTTCTTGTATTTGATGGGCAACGGTGGGAACTCGGGTGGCACACCTCCGTAGGGTTTGAACCACCCAATCAGTGCCCCAAAAAACGTGGGACCCAGCTTATCGTTACAGTCGTAAATGTAGTCATACCATGCCATCAGCACATAAGCCGCCATTGCCAAGATAAACGCAAACACTACTTCGTGTTGCCAATACTTCTGGTGGGGCATAAAGTAGATGGAAATCACAAACGCAGAAAACACAATACATTTTTCATTCAAGTACAGTGGAGTTCCGAAGAGTGCCACCCCCATTTGTTCTAGACAAAGAACTTACTCGGAATCCGAGTCCGACTCAGCCCCGCCCTTCTTTGACTTCTTTGTCTTTGCCAGCCCAAACTTCCCCTTGCGCGTCTTGAAGCCCAGCTTGACCAGACGGTTCTCCTTCTTGGCCTTCATGGACTTCTTCTTGGACACAATACGACCGGCCTTGTTATACTTCAGGTCGGTCTTCGTGAGGCCGCCTGGCGTCTTATCTGCGGTTCCATGCATAACTTGTGCTCGTGAACCAGTTGTCATTTGTCATTGTTCAATATAATTTTGATAAGCGACCCGTTCGGTTGAGAGTGGTAATGATGTTTGTGGGCTTGGGCGTATTCTGGAACGCATTCTGTGGTGCAGAAGGTTCGCTATAGATGATATTCTCAACTCGACCGCAATATATATCATTCGTGTATGTGAATGGAAAGGCGGTAAGGACTTCAAACGGACGGAACCTCCACGTTTGGCTCGAATGAATAAGCATGACACCAGTCACCTTGGGATATACGCAATCAATTAGGAAGTCCTGATCCACCCCCATGCCATGTCCTTTAGCGTTCGACACTTTGTGTTCGGTATACAGGTTCTTGATGTTGATGCCGTCAATTTTGCGCATGCCCCAAAGACCGCCCATCACAGCAGTTGCGTGTTGGGGATTGTCGCGGATACAGTGGAACTTCGCTGTAGGATGGTTCAGAAACTCCTTAATGGCCCATCGGTCCTTCCAGTGGATACGACTGTCGGCATCGCGAGAAAACATCACATCTACCTCTGGCTCATCAATCGCAAAGAAGCGGTGAATCATATTTACCGGACCCGTTTCGTGTGTGAATCGGAGAATGACATTCTTGCGCACACGCAGCTCGATAACAAACTCGTCGGGAACATCGTTGCCAACATAGACGAATATGTATGCCTCTGGAAAGTATGTTTGCGCCAATACGATGTTTTCCAGAAGGCCTGTATAATACAACCCATTCGGCGGGTTGTAGATACAGAATGAGAACGCGCAAACCATATTGGCTATTATTATTCATTAGCTTATAAATGAAAACGCTTCTTCTGATCTCGGGGTCGTTGCGATCATTCCGAGAGAACATCCATCGCATGGGCAACCATGATATCGCAGCCTATGTGTCTCTCGACGACGAGGATACATATCTGAACTTGGAAAATCTGAAGTTTGTTCTCGAAGAACCACGTATCAAGACGGTCATTCTAGAGCACACACCTATCATACCCGAGCAATACATGGATGAGAGACGTAAGAACATCTACAAGCAGTGGTATAAGCTACATCGTCTCTGGCAGAGCGTTCCAAAGACATATGGCACGTATGTGCGAATCCGGCCAGATGTTTGTCTGTGCACTCCGTCAGAGCTGGAGGATGCGCTACAGTCGCAGCACACACTCGCGATCCCAATTGGGAACGATCGAGATGGCATAAACGATCAGATTGCGATTGGAACGGAAGAGGGCATGGATCGCTACTGTGGAGTGTTGAAGTATCTGTGCGAGTATTCCGATCAGACATCCGAGTATATTCTACACGACTATCTTCGAGGTATGCCGATTGTTCGGATAGATATGCAGTACAAGCTTGTGCTCTCTACGGCCAAAGTGATTGCGATAGCGGGTGATTCGGGATCTGGGAAGTCAACGCTCTGCACTCTTATTCGTCCACTGTTTCTATTTGACAAGGTGTTGGAGTTTGAGACAGACCGATACCACAAATGGGAGCGCGGAGACGTTCGTTGGAACACAACTACACATCTGAATCCCGAAGCAAACTATCTGGAGAAGCTAGAGAACGATACGTTCAATCTAAAACTGGGCAGCGCAGTCATGGCTGTCGACTATGATCACTCTACCGGAACGTTCACGCCTCCCAAAACCATTGAACCGAAAGACAATATGCTGTTGTGCGGCCTTCATACGCTCTATTCAAAACAGCTTCGGAATCTGTCGGATCTCAAGATTTATGTTGACACATCGGATGAACTCAAGCAGCAGTGGAAACTGAAACGCGACACTGCGGATCGTGGACAGGACGCAGGAACTGTTCTGGCAAAAATCGCATCGCGACGGGAAGACTACAATACACATGTGGCTCCTCAACGAGAGCACGCAGATATCGTGGTCCGGTTCCATGGCAAGAGCCTTACGTTGGTTTCAAAACATCCAGAGTGGTTTTTGGGACTTCCGGGAGAGCACTCTCCAAATCAGATTCTCTTCAATGATCCAACCGTTGACATACGAAAGCAGATATACGAATTCCTGTGGTCACTTGATCTACCGCATATTACGGCCAGGCCGGGATACGATGGCATTCTACAATTTACAGTATTGCGCGCACTGTATACCAAACATGGATGATTTCCTTACGCTGTGTCGAGCATTCGGACATCTAGACGAACTCGTTCAGGCAGGAGGTGGTAACATCTCGGTAAAACTTGACGACAACTATTCCATCATCAAGTCGTCCGGAGTCTCTCTCTGCGACATCACTCGGTCAAGTGGTTATTCAATCGTCAACCACAATGATATTGCAGACTCATTATATGCCGCCAACGAACCCGATCTGACGGCCTTTACCGTTTCAGGTGGAAAGCCGTCGTTGGAGGTCTATTTCCACTCCTTCATGAAGAGGTATGTTGTACATCTTCATCCGACAGCAATGATGCCGCTCCTCTGTGCGAACGATAGCCCGGGGATCGCATACTGCAAGCCTGGGTTCGATCTTAGCAAGAAGATTCGGGCTACATGGGATGGATCTGCAACTGTCCTTCTCAACAACCATGGTGTCATCTTTACCGCCGATACGATGGTTGACATTCTCCAAGTCGCTTGTGATGTCTACGACGGATATTGCCAGACAAAGTATCCGACGCTGGATCTCTTCTGGAAGCTTCAATACGAGTTCAAGAATGAATTCGTATACAAGGTGTGTCGAGCGGAAACTGCGATGTATTTGCCTGTTTTGAAGAAGTATAATGTGAAGAAGATCACTCCGGATATCGCTCTCTTTCTGTATAATTCCATTCACATTCAAGACGATTTCATATTCATCCACGCTCCAACCAAGCGGAAGTGTTTGGATATCCTTGAAGTGCTACGGACATACTGTGAATGTGTAGAGGAATGCCCGAAGGCGTTGACCGAGATGCAAGGAGCAGAGATCATTCACTGGCCCGCCGAGCGTCGTCGGCTTACCATGCTTCCGGACGCTTAGTGCAGATCATGTCAATACAATCGTAGATCCGATTCTTATACCCCTCTAGTTTCTCGGATTGCTTCTGAAGTTCTGGCGATACCAGGCATATCTTATATCCTAGTTCATGGAGCTGATCGCACATCGATCTATCAATCGGGAGGCGATGGAATACGTCTACCCATACCCAATCCGCAATACCCGCCATCATTTCGAACTGTTCAAATTCGGACAGTCGAATCGCTGTGCGCCTTTCCCCGAGGGCACTAAGTAGACGAATCATCGGAAACGAACAGTCCAGGAGGAAGAAGTTGACGATCTTGTACTTGCGAAGCAGTTCCAACACCAAGTGCTCAATACCCTCACACTTAATGTTCACAATGTAGAAGGCGTGGTTGCACTTGGATAGAAATGTATCCAGATCGGGTCCATCTGTCCACGGGTCGTGTGTGACGACGCAGGTATACGAGGGTCCCTCGCGCACATCGAACTCAATGCCCAATGACGATGGAACTGCCGCCAACTGTTTCAATGTGTTGATCCTATGCTGAACGATCTGCATTTGTGAAGTGGTCCTGCCAATACGTAAACGTCTTGTAGTCATTCGGCGTTCCCCAACCAAGGTAATAGTCCACTGGGAACACTACGACCTTCTTACCCATCTCCACGAGCGGCATGAGAAGGTTATCGACATAGAATTCGCCGTTGGTGCGGATGTTATGCTTCACGATGTGATGATACGCGGCCTTGAAGTCGCCGGCACGTCGAAAGAACATGGTCCCGATAATGGCATGAATGTTTGGCTTGTCTGCGAATGGCTTCTTGATCGACACATCCTGGAGAACCATATCATCGTCCACATCCAGCCACGCATACATCTGCGGTGCTAGAGCACTCGTAGGATGGTTAGAGAAGGACCATACAACCACGTCAATCGTAGGATTCTCCATGAGGGATCGCAGCCTCGCCGCCCAGTACAGAGCACCATTGTCGCAGGCCGTAATTGTGATGGGAGTATCGTCCGCAACATCCTCCAGTGCCACCATACAGGTCGTTGCCTGTCCGTTTGTGACATTCTCAATCTCAAATACCTTGGCCTTGGGAATGTATACCCGAACATCCTCGTTTTCCTTAAGCGTTATGATGCGAGTCTCCGCAGTTTGCGGTAGACATTCGAGAGCAGCAACCATCATCGGTTGTCCACTGATGGGGAGGAATGGTTTGGGGATTGTGTATCCCTCCATTGAGAAGCGGCTACCACGACCCGCCATGGGAAGAATGGTAAGCCCGCGCGCAGGAAACACAAGCTGAGGGGGGCGTTGAAAACACCCGTGCCACATTTGGTAGGTGCGAAGATCGTGAGGGGTGCCCCATTGTAGCATCTTGTCAATCTCGCTAACCCGAACTGCCATCCCCGCGGCAATCATGTGGTTGTAGACCATGCTTACGTAGAACTCCCCGTTGACTGTCTTCCCCGACTGCATAAGTCGGTATGCAAACTCTTTGAGAATCTTCCCAGTCCTGAAGTAGTATGTGCCATTGGATGCGTATTCGTTCATCTTGTTCTCGGTGAAGGGCATCTTCTCTCGCACTTCCACCGCCCATCCATCGATCTCGTCGACATACGCATACGTATCGGGACCTAGATGATGGGGATGAAACCCACGGTAGCACGCAATTCCACCGTCGGCTACACGGGATCGCATCTCTTGTAGAAACCGCTTGTAGTCCCAACGAGTACCGTAGTCGCAATAGGAAACGATCACCTCATCGTTGTCGGTTATGAAGTCGGAGGCATACATAATAGCATCGGCAGGTCCCTTGCCGCGATACGGGACGCTCACAATGTTTACACTCGGACATAGACGACGAAGGACCGACCGCATATCGGTAGACAGTAGATGATCGCTATTACAGATCGCGAGAACGTGATTCTCTCCAGGAAACAGATTCATCACATGCTCAATCATGGGTTTTCCATCCACGTCAATGAGCGGTTTGGGATCCACGTATCCGGCAGCCACAAATCGCTTTCCGACCCCCGACATGGGGAGAACGATCTGAACCATTTACTTACCCAAGCGTCGGTATATGAAAATGAAGATTACGACGCTTCCAACGTCGCGAAATCGGCAAGAGTGGAGCATTGGTCCCAATGTCACTCTAACGGGTTCCGACCTTCGCTATCCAAATGTTCTTCTACATACGGCCGAGGAGCTTGCGACGCCCTACAATGAGAAGACAATGTCGACAGGTGTTACGTCTGCCTATCCGTCGGGTGAATACGAACCATCGATGTCTACGTGTTCCCATCGCGTGGGCCGATCGTTCTTCTTCATATACAACACGGACAACTACTTTCACTTTCTGTATGATAGTCTGCCCTATCTGTTCGACTACCTGCGTCTTCGAGCAGATGAACCCGTTAAGCTGCTGATGTCATCCGGACCACACTATCCTTTCGTAACAGACTGCTTGCGTCTTCTGAACATCCAGGAAACCGATATTGTATATGCCGACGGTAACGCCTCGTACGAGGAGGTGATCCTAGTCAATTCAATGACACACGACGGACACTCCAACGAGCCGCCTCATCCTCACGTGTGGGAACTTTACAAGAAGATGGTTTCGTTGGCCAGTCAGAATCCCATTGACACGCCCAAGAAGTTCTACGTTTCCCGTCGTTCGTGGATTCATGGCGATACCTCCAATATGGGGACCAACTATACGACGCGTCGCAAGATGATGGTGGAGGATGAACTCGTACAACGTCTGGCAGAGAATGGATATGCTGAGGTGTTCTGCGAGAAGCTGACGATGGCTGAAAAGATCCAGTATTTTGCCAACGCAACCCATGTTGTGGGTGCGATTGGAGGTGGCATGTGCAATCTCGTCTTCGCACGACCGGAGTGCGTTGTTGTTTCGATCAACAGCCCAGAGTTTGATACCATCAACTCCCGATTTCTATATACGATGTCTCATACGAACCTTACGCAGTTCCGTGAGACGGCACCAACCAACGGCTTGTATCGCCGTGTTCGCTACCGTGATTCGATCGGTGAGGTCGAGGGCGTGGCGGACGACAAGATCCAGCTCAACATTGGTAACGGTGTCACATGGAACAATGATGGAGCCAAGAACTACCAGTGGGTGCCTATCGGTGAAGTGGAGTTTCTTGACAACGGTCTAAACTCGCCTTGGAGCTTTGATGTGGACAAATGTATGAGCACAATACAATGAATGCGTTATTGATGTTCCATCAGGGATGGACCGATATTGTCAACTGCCTGCCACTCATCAATTGGTATGCGAAAAAATACACAAACCTGTTTGTGGTAATCCGTGAGGACGCCAGACAACTGGTTGGATTCTATCTACGAGGCCTTCGGAACGTGTTTCCGATCTACATTCCGAAGAGGATCATCGAGGTCGATTGGTTATCTCCTGTTGATGTGGCACATCTTCGTATTACGCGGTTCGAATTTATCGGTCACTATGACGTGCAGAGGCCTATGAACGATCCATACCGGAATGCGTATAATCGTCTCAATGCTGTAACGGATTATCCGTTTGAAAAACTCTTCTACGAGTCGTATAACATTCCGTATATCGAGCGTGTGAACAGTTTTACCTTGTATAGGGATCCGGTGGCAGAGGAAATGTACTACAACAAGCACGCGAAGCAAGAACCGTATATATGCGTTCACGCTGTAAACATCGAAGACCTTGTTGTCCAGCCAGCCGAGAACACAGATATCGTACGGCTTGGAGAGTCCAGCGAAACCTTTTTTGACGCGATTCGTGTTTTACAACATGCAAAGGCCATCCATGTCTTAGATTCCGTCTGGGCCGTCGTGTGTTACATGATTGACGCGAAGTATGGCATGCTTGAAACGGTCCCGGTATTCGTGTATTGTCAGCGAGACTTCAAGCGAATGTTCACAGAGCCCGTAGAACTACCCAACTGGACGATTGTTACTCCGTGATTTAGACGAACCTAATCGTATAGTAAGAAAATGGCATACTACGGCGCAGCATACTCCACCAGGGAGACAATTGACAACACCAAGTATTTCACGGATCAGATATTTGCGAACCGAATCCCAGGCACACTTGTGGAGTGCGGCGTTGCGGCAGGTGCTCAGATTGCCGCGATGCAGGAGCGGAACATCCTTTATCCCGAGAAGCGTTGGATCTATGCGTTTGACTCGTATGAGGGTATCCCACTTGCGTCCGATGATGACGATCAACAGCCAGGTGTCGAGGGCCCGAAGCCTGTTGTGAAGTATACCGATACCCGTGAGCTTCTGAAGAGCTCGGGTATCACGGTTCACTCCAAGGAGCGTGTTCAGGCGAATATGAAGCTGTGGTTTCCGAATAACTGGCAGAACATCGTGCTTGTGAAGGGATGGTTCCAGGATACCCTACAGCCATACGTGAGCGTCCTCAAGCAGCTGGGTGGAATCGCGCTTCTCCGTCTGGATGGTGATCTTTACGAGTCGACCAAGGTAAGCCTTGAGGTCCTGTTTCCTCTCATGAATGTCGGAGGCGTTCTCATCATTGACGACTGGGAGCTGACGGGATGCCGCAAGGCCTGCGAGGAGTACTTCGCAACCCAGTTTGTTGACCGGGTCGAACAGCCGTACGGCGAGGCAGTTGGTCCTGCGTATTTCGTCAAGATGGCTTAATCCCAATGTATACAAATGCGCGTCCTAGGTCACCAAGGATGGACAGATTTCTTTAGCCAATTTGGTCTATACAACCACATGTATCGTAAATATGGAAATGCAACTGTTATGGTTGTTCAACCCGAACAGTTGCCTTTTGTGCGTCGCCTCTTTTTCGATACCGGAATCGATGTCGAACTTGCCGATCTTTCACCGATAGGATCTGGAACATGTGTTCTGTGCCATCAAACTGGGTCCCCGGTGGCGTGTCCGCGTGCTGGAGGAAGGTGTAAATATCCAACGCAGCCGTTCGTTGGCCTCTGCGCATTCGACGATTATTCAAAATGGGCTCGATTTCGTGAGACGACGATGGTAAGTTTTGTCGAAGCATTTTATATATACCACGATCTCCCAGCGTCAACAATGTATGATCACTTCAACGTGAAACGCACCCCCGCAACAGAAATTCAACATATCACAGATGTTCCTTATTACGTATATCACACACAGCCGGCGTTTCCTCTTCGATTGCCTCGCGGATATGCGGTTAAGCTAGAAAACAGTTCGTCGGACTTCTTTCAGTCGCTGGGCCTCATAGAGCACGCTACAGAGATTCATCTACTACAATCATCGTATTCTATGTTTGTGTATCTTCTACAGCTCAAATACGGGCTCCTCTCTAATAAGAGCATATTTGTCCATACATACGCACGTACAAACGCAAACACGGAGTATCGCAACGTTAATCGTCACCCTCAATTGCCCAACTGGACATTCTTGTAATATGTCGCATTAAACTTGTGAACAGAATGCAGAGAGTCGGGCAACACGGTCCAAAGCGGGATGTCCCACCACAGTGACGGGAACAGCGAAAATGTAGAATACCGCATCGACGCAATGATGATAGAAGTCGACTTCATCATCCATGTGTCAAAATAACTAGATAGCAGCTTGTGATCGTTAGCAGGCGCAATCACTCGACAACCGATAGACTCGATGAAGGCAATATACTCGCCGCGCGCCGAGGGATCGTCCGTCGCAATATAGAAATCGGTGTAACCGCTGTCCTTGGCAGTCTGGATAGCTGCGAATGTCTCTTGGTTCAGAAGAGCGAGTTCGTCCTTTACGATTTGCGTTTCACACACTCCGCGCAGTTTATCTGTGCGCCGCAAGTGAACGGTTACATAAGGCCTCTCTGGTACATATCGAGTCACCTTGAGTTTCAACTCTGATTTCACTTCATCTACGATCGCCAACCACTCCGAAAGGCCGATGGGAAACCACCCTGCGATGTATCGTTCATGAAAAACTGTTGGAGACGTAGTTCCACCGATGTACTGCTTCCATTCGTGAGCGGTGTTTGCGACAGATGTATACTCTATCTGGACTTCCGAAGGGAGCCGGAAGAAGGACAGAAAGTTCTTGAGTCGAGTATCCTGAAACCTCCACTCTGGAATGTCGCTGTAATCGGGCATACCTGGGAAATCCTGCCAACGAATATATAGGCGCATATTCCTTGCGCGTGCGTACGAAGCGAGAAGTAGTAGGTCCATCATACGATCCCCGTATCCAGACAGGACAAAGTTATTCACAACGAGAGTCTCCATTTATTCTCTTAAAGTAACCCCCCAGTGTAAGTGGCCTCTTTCCGTGGACCGACGCGCTCGCCCAATCATCGATATAACGAGACATTGGAATGATACGAAAATCAATAGATAATCGGCTTAAGCCTGTAGTATTTGTCACGTTGTAGTGCCGGCACTTGTTCCCGTAAAAACAGAACACATCGCCAACTGAAAGGTTTACGGGGTGGAAGTCTTCCTTTCCAGGCTCACTTTCGACGTAGACGGAGTTTGTGTCAAACATGGGTGTGATAGGAACGATGAAGTTGATCTCTCCTGGCTGATGATTATAATCTGCATCACAATGGCATCCGATACGGTCATTTGTATCATCGTTTCGGATCCCAAGAGCAGTGTTGTTTGGGATTCCGATACGAAAAGACGGATCCACCTGAACGGCATATGCAGAATCAGAATACCTGGGAAGGATAATATCCTTTACAAACGTCTCATAGATACCGATCATCTCTCCGTATAGTGGAGAATCATAGTAGTGTCTATGAAACCATGTCTTCGTATCTTCTTCAAATGTTATCTGGTCGTTCGACCTCGGCCGCAGTTCATGGGCGCGTTGGAGGTCTTTTATATCGAATATCCGCTTTACTATGTCCTGGAAGTCATACTTCATTGCATCATATGATAAAGTATGTTCTACGAACATTACTATAGTAGTTAAAAATAGTTACAAACAATACACGCACATCACAACTGTACTCGGGTTTCCGTATACAGTTGTGGGTTTCCCTATTTTTGACACATTGAAATATATAGAGGCCAGGTCTCAGATCATAGACTTAAACGATTCTGTGTATGTTCACAACATATGAGTGTGTCTATCGTTTATTGTTCATGCTACATGTATCGCAGTTTGTGGACTCCGTTCATGGAGCTGAAGCGACGGTACTTCAACAACGACTCGATCAAGATGTATCTCTGTACGGATGGACCCCTCGAGGAGATCCGCGCAAAGATGGGCGATATCCCCATTTTACACTATGGCGAGCTGGCAAACAACAATACGAACTATATGACGCGCGTGGCGTCGTATCTAAAAAGGATTGATACGAAATATGTCATCTTTTGGTGTGATGACATGTTTCTAACCGGTCCTGTGGATTGGGCGTCTTTCAGCGACGCACATACTCTCATGGAAGCAAATCCACATGTCAAGCTCATAAAGCTTTCGGAATGTTCCTGGCCGTTCGGTGGCAGAACCATTGAAGCTGGAAGTACTCTATTTCAGTTGGCGACTCCACGGGACGCATACATTATGAATGTTCAGCCCACATTGTTCGACCGGGCATTTCTGCTTGACGTCATGGAGGAAATCGACAGGAATAGTCCGTCAAATGGTCCAAGTGATTTTGAAAGTACCGGAACAATAATTGCCGCGCAAAAGCCGTTCATCTATCTCCGCAGTTTGAAGAACATCGTTCCTGTGTTTAGCGAAGGAGGAGTTGTGCGCGCTGGCATCTTGTTTCCGGCTGCACAGGAGTTTCTACAGAAAGAGGGAATTGACATCGAGCTATGCGACAAAAACTGTATTTACGACGTCCGTGAAAAGAGCAACACGGACACTCTGAACCCTCATTTAAAAATTGAGTTACACGAGTGGTTCCACATCAGTGTTTGAAATGTTGAAGAAAGTACTCCAGATGTTCGGGTGCCCGATACGATACGCATCCATTCTCGTTTGAGAACGCATGTGTGGGTTTCCCCGTTTTTTTTGATTTTTAAATAGTTAGTCATCCAACTCTCGCGCTTAGTTGGAGTAGGCAAGGCCGCCCATGCCGGACATCACGCGCAGGACGTTGTAGTTGACGG